TTGGTCGAGTACTGCGACTTCGGGTCTACGATGGTCTTCAACTCATCGAAGCTGTCGATCAGTTGGTCGATCTCGCGGTCAACCGGGAACACCCAGCGCCGAGTGAAGTTGGCGTCCACGCGGATCTTCGGAGCGAAGCGGCCGGCGGGGGCGGCGGATTGGATCGCGCCCATTTGCTGCATCGGCGACGCTTGCTTCGCGCCAGTATGCGTCCCGGTCGTCACCAGACCACGGAGCTTTGAACCGGCTTGCTGCAGCTTCATCTCCAGCACGGTGCTGAACTGCGTGGTGTAGAGGGTGTAGAGGTTCTCGGACATGCGGGTCTCTCAGGTTGAAGGGCGCGGCCTGTCCGAAGGACAACGGGGCCAGGTGATAGAGCAGATGATGCCCGTCACGGAAGGCACTGTCAAGACCCGAGAAGGTTTATCTTCTTACTACCTAGCGGAAGTAGAAGCTACTTCTTCTTGCGGGCCATCTTGGATAGGCGGAGGCCAAGCGATCCAGCGCCCCGTAGAGACGGGTCTTTGCTGTGGCTGTCTGCCACGAGTTGTTCGTGGACACTTACACCCCGGGCTTTAGCCCTGGCAATCTCTCGACCAGGATGTTTTATGGCCCTGCTGATGAACTTCGTTGCCATCTACTTCTTCTTTACGTGTTTGAGTTTGAAGTGGCGACCCTTGTCGGCCGCGGTGAAGTCCTTCGCCACAGAAACTGGAGGCGGTTTAACTCCGTGCTCCCGCAGTTGCGCGCGACCCTTGGCGGTTCTGGCCATGGCCATGAGCGCGTGCTGACTGCGGGAGACGGAGGGCATCAGGCGGCCCGGTACGTCTGGCCGGTCTCGCCCGCGATCAGGACGTCGAGCGCCTGCATCTGACGAACCGCCGCAGCTTCGGCGGCCAGGAACCGCGTCTTGAAGGCATCGTCCTTCATCAACTCGGCCTTCTGGGCCTTGGCCTGTGACACGGACATGACGCCCGGGATGGAGGGGTTCGGATTGACGACGAACTTGTCCTCGCCGATCTTCGTGCCGATGTTCAGGAACATCTGCATGACCTTGTCGAAGCCCACAACTTTCTGCAGGGCGTCGATGGCGGCCTGATCGACCCCGAGTTTGGCGGCAGCCTGGCGGGCGATGAAGGTGTTGGCCTCCGCGTTCGCACCCCAGTCCGCGGTGAGCGCATCCTTCTGGACCTGTAGCGCCGCGGAGGTCTCGGCCGCTTCCGCCGCATCCTGGGCCTCCATGAACTTGACCAGGCTCGACGCGACTTGCGCCGCGGTCGGAGCCGGCAGGTTCAGTTCCGCCGCGGTGGTCCGCATGAAGTCGGTGAAGGCCTGGTCTGGCAACGTGCCGTCCGCGAACTTGACCGTGGAGAAGTCGTAGCCGGCCGCGTCTTTCGGAGCCCCGAGAGCCTCCCAGAACGCTTTGGTGCCGGCCGCGTCCTCGGCCTTCGGGCGACGCAGAAGTTCAGTCGCCGGGACGCCGTTGAACGTGGCGTTGTCGCGCGCGGCCTTGACCGCGTTGGCCACAGCTTCGGCTGGGGTCAGTTTGTCCCAACCCTGGGTCTGCAGATGGCCGACCACTTCCTGGTCAGCGATCCCGGCGTACCACGGGGCCGCGATGGGGTCGGTCACCGCAGGGGTCACGACAGTTTCGGTCACGGCAGGATCAGGCATCTTCATCTCCATCTTCAGGTTCTCGGATCAGGGTTGCGCCCCCGAGAAGAGCGAACAGTTCCTCGGACGACAGGTGAAGGTGCTGCGTGATCCGCAGCCACACTTCACGCCGGCCTTCCAAGGCAGCATGGACGCGCGGGTCAGAGTGGAACGTGGTTCGATCCGCGCGGCAGAACTTGGCCAAGTCTCGCAGGACGCCTTGTGCGGCGGGAGAGAGCTTGCCGAATGTCAGGATATAGTTTCGCTTACGAAAGCGGATGAAGTCAAGGGTCTTGTAGGCCTGTTGCCTAAGTTCAGCGATAGTCGGCATAGGTCACGCGGCCCCAGGAAAGTCGGTGGGTCGTGTTGGGGTCCAGGTTCCTTTGCTGTCCACCGATAACTCGACCGGCGGATTACGACGGAAGTCTTCGATCACTGCCCGCAGCCGTTCTCCAGCATCGGGCGCATCGGGTCCGAAGGTAAGGCCACCAGCGTGGGTAAGGCGAACCGGCGGTTTCAGAGACGGGTCCTGGGTCCAGCGTCGGATGGTGCCATGCTCGGTGTCGAGGCAGACGAGGACGGTCACGTGCGGGTCACCGAGAAACCGAAGGGCCCGAAGGCGATGCTGATGCCCTTCTTCCAGATGCAGCCTGCGGGTTTCACCCACCAGGGCATCAGTACCGCGTCCGCCTCAAACCACCTCGTCTTGATCTTGATCACTGTCCAGGTCCAGGGTTGCCAGGGAATGCTCCCGGCTGTGTAGGCCCGGTGTTGTTCGTTGTCAACTGCTGGGCGTCCTTGGACATCTGTGCCTTCATCATGGCCGCCTGGGCGGGCGCAGCCTGGATCGCTTCCTGGCGCTGCTGGGCCTGGGCGCGCGCCTTGCGCTTCGCGTCTATCGCAGCCGGGTCCGCCATCCACGTCTCGGGCACCGCTTGGATTTCCGCGGTGTCGCGAGTGGCCGTGTCGAAGTCGAAGTTGTCGAAGATCGACACGTCGCCGGTAACCTTCACGATTTCGAGCGAGCCCTGGATCGTGCGCTGGAAGCCGGCGACCTCCTGCGCGCGCATGGCCCGGGCCAGGGGGCTGGTGTAGTTCACATGGTACTCGCCGCGCGCTTCTCGCAGCAGAGGAGGCATCGGTTCGAGTTCGCCCATCTCCGCGAGCAGGTCCAACTCCCGGTCGATCAGCGGTCCCAGGTACTCGGACTGCTGACGGCCGACCGTTGGGGCCAGGAGAATGCCCTTCTCATTGGTGCGCTCGATGACCTCAGTCGCGGACATCTGCGGGCTCTCAGTCATGATCTGGAACAGCGACACCAGGAAGGCATCGTTGATCAACTTCTGCTCCTCCTGCATCATCTCCAGGGTGATCTGAATGTTCCCGCTCGGGAGGATGCCGATCAGGGGTTTGCCATCCGAGTTCATGCCTCCGGGATTGACCGCGCCCGGGGTGATGTTCGGCACCAGGCCATCGTCCGCGGTCAGCAGCACAGGATCGCCAGCGCGGTGACCTTGCTTCAGGAACACACGCTTCTCAGCGTTCAGGGTCTTGATCGCTGGCAGCACCATCATCGCGGGGCCGCGACCGTAGACCTCGCCCGGGGCCTGGTCGTAGCGGCTGGCCGCCAGCGGGAAGGTGTGGTAGCCGCTCTCCGACAGGAGACAGCGACCCTGTACGCAGATGTACTCGGAGGTGAAGATCATCCCCTTCTCGTCCAGGCGGCCGGGCTCGAAGTCCGTGCGCGGATAGACGCGGTGCAGGAAGTCCACCGGGGTCTCACTGTGGGCGTGCATCGCCTCGATCATGGAGACCGGGATGCGCTCGCCCCACTTCTGGTACGCCTGGCGCGGGGTCAACCGGAACCAACGGATAAACCCGTCGATCATGCCCTGGTGGTTCTCTCGCAGGAAGACCTCGCCCAAGGGAAGGGCCTTGTAGCGTAGGCCAGGGATCAGGTTACCCTGGTAGTCCACGGCCTGATCCACGAACATGGCCCCCGTGCCGAAGGCTCCGAGGCTCTGGTAGTTCTGCTGGTTCTGGCTGGAGAAGTTCGCCATCGGCGCATAGCGATGCTGGAACAACTTCCGTGTGGTCGCCTCGTACCAGAGCCGGCAGTCGCGATCCTTTTTGATGTCGTCGCTCTGCGCCTGCAGCGCGTGCCAGAACATGTTGCGCGGGGTCAACAGGCTGTCGAGGATCGCCCCGAAGCGGCTGAGCGCCATCATCGCGGTGGCGTCCACCTGATGCTGGGTCTTCTTCTGCCCGGGCCAGTTGAACGCCCCCTGGAAGAACGTGTTCGAGGACGACGGCATGATAAGCTGCGCCACCTCCTCCCACTGGGCGGCGAAGGTGTTCCTCCACGTCACCATCTGCGCGAACTCCTGCAGCGCGTCGGAGACGATCATCTCCTCACGCGGGGTGTTCACGCGATAGTCACGACTGTTGTACTGGACGATCCCGGTATCAGCCATTCGGGTTTCCGCCGAGGAGTAGCGCCGCGGCCGGCGAGGTCGCCGTACTGAGGTCTTGCAGCTTCTTCTTCCGCAGTTTTGCCTGCTCGTCGGCCTGGTCCACCAGATCGGTGCCGAGGCCGGGGAGCTTGTCAGCGCCGAGCAGACCGAGGCCGGCGGCGGCACTGTTCACGCCTGCGAAAGGTTGGGGGCCGCCGGGGATCACGACTTGTCCTTACGCGGTGGGATCGGCCACGGGATCGACCACTGGTTCCGGGTCGGGGAACTCCTTGGTCTCGACCACAGTCGGCACGGGATGGCCGAGTATGTCGGCTTCAAGGGCGGCGACCTCACGGCCAACGAAGGAGGCGACTTCCTTCTCCAGGGCCTCGACCTTGGCGACCAGGACTTCGACGGTGGCGGCGACTTTAAGGGGGTGCATC